AACACTATGACTTTAATCGAATTAATAATAGACGAAACAATGGAGTTGAGCGGAATAGATGCAATAAGCATTGTAGAAAATCCAGCCATTGAAGAGAATTGGATAGCTTTGAAAAATGAGCAACCAAAAGAGTATCACTTTGCAGAAGTAGACAAAGAAAAGAAAATCATAATGGGTGCTATGCTAGTGCCAGATAAACCAATTTACAGAAGAGACGAAGACAACGGAGAGTATTACATTTATTTTAGTCAAGATACTATTCGCAAATGTATGGAGTTATTTTTCCAAAATGGAAATCAAGGCAATGCAACATTTGAACATCAAGAAGCTATTACTGGTTTAACGATGGTTGAAAGTTGGATAGTTGAAGACACCGAAAAGGACAAAAGTAATTTGTACAATTTAAACGTTCCAGTTGGTACGTGGATGGGAACTATCAAAGTTGAGAATGAAGTAATCTGGAATGAGTTTATAAAAACTAAAAAGGTAAAAGGATTTTCAATCGAGGGTTATTTTGCAGACAAGGCCAAGTTACCACTTTCAAAAATAGATGATACCGATGCAGAAATCGAAGCGGGTTTACAATTATTAGAAATCATTAAAAAAATAGAAAATGCCAAAAGAAAATAAAGAATTTAAGACACCGAGCAGAACAAGCCCTACGACGAATAAGAGGGCTTGTTTATGTCCAGACAATAAGTATAGTCGCAAGTGCTGTGATGGTTCATTACAAGCGCAAGGAATAGGCACTATTTACAGAAAAGCAGAATAAAAATGCAAAATAAATAACTAAATCGTTATACACAAGAATAATAATTAATCAATATGAAAAACACAGACATTTTAAGCAGAATTAATGCTTTGCTTTCACGAAATGTGAAACTAGAGCAACAGACTTTAGACAACGGAACGGTTGTGGAAGCAGATGCCTTTGCAGTTGGTGAGCCAATATTTGCAATTGATGGTGAAAATAGACAGCCTTTGGAAGTAGGTAGCTATTTAATGGTAGATGGTAATACTTTAGAAGTTTACGAAATCGGTAAAATTGGTGAAATCGCTGCAAAAGTAGCAGAAGAAGGCGAAACAGAAATGGCTGCCGAAGTACCAGTTGAAACAGTTGAGGAAGTAATCGATGAAGTAGTACTTGCAGAAGTACCACCTACAATCGAAGAAGTAATTGCTTTGGTAATGGAAGCAGTACAACCTAAAATTGATGAGTTACAAGCCAAGCTAGATGCCTTGAGCGGTATGCAAACAGAAATGAAAGCAACTTTATCATCAGTTAGTGCTACAAAACCAACTACACATAAACCAACCGAAAAGGTAAGTTTAGGAAAACAAAACACTGGTTTAAATATATCAGGAACAGAATCTAGAATAATGGCAATGTTGTCAAAATAAAAATATTAATAATTAAAATTTAAAAAAAGATGCCTAATCAACCATCAATCTCATCAAATTACGCTGGCGAAAGTGCTGGTAAGTATATCGCTGCTGCGGTATTAAGTGCGAACACAATCGCAAACAATGGAGTTACTATAATTCCAAATGTGAAATTTAAGGCTACCGTGAAGAAAGCGGTTATTTCAGGCTTGGTGCAACCAGCGAGCTGTTCGTTCACTGATGCTGGTGTAGTTACACTATCTGACAAAGTATTGACCGTTGCAGAAATGCAAGTTAATTTAGAATTGTGCAAAACACCGTTTGAAAAAGACTGGGAAGCAACTTCTATGGGGTATTCAAGCTTTGACGTTATGCCTGCAACTTTCAGCGATTTCTTTATTGCAAAAGTATTAAAAGATATTGCTTATGACACTGAAACTTTCTTGTGGAATGCAACAGATGGGCTAGGTAAATTGCTTAAAACTGACGGAGCACAAGTTGTTGGAACACCTTTGACTATTACGGCTGCTAATGTACAAGCTGAAATGGCTAGAGTAGTAGCGTTAATTCCTGATTCAGTTTATGGAACAGAAGATTTCAGATTGTTTATACCTATTAACGTTCAAAAAGCATACATTGCTTCTTTAGCTGGATTTGGTGCTAGTGGTGTAGGAGCAAACGGATTTAACGCACAAGGAACAAATCAAAAAATAGATACTGTTTATTTTAATGGTGTACCTTTATTCGTTGCCAATGGTTTACCTGCTAACACAATGGTAGCAACTCAAATTTCTAACTTGTTTGTAGGATTTGGTTTAGCTGACGATGCTAACGTAGTTAAGACTATCGATATGGCAGACATTGACGGATCTAAAAATGTTCGTTTCATTGCACGTTTCTCAAGAGGTTTGCAAGTTGGAATCGGAACGGATTCAGTAACATACGGAATAGCATAATTCAAGGGGCTATTTAGGTAGCCCTTTTTTTATTAACTATTTAATTATTAATAACTTAAAAAAATATTCTTATGCCTTGTCTTATGTCTACGGGTCGGAAATTAGCGTGCAAAGACGCAGTCGGGGGGGTACAAAAAGTATTCTTTGCAGACTACGGTACTTTGGGAACAGCTACAATAACAAATGGGATAGTAAGTACCTTTAGCGGTACTACTGTTTCATTATTTCAATACGATGTTAAATCAGCATCGGGATTAGAGCAAACCATTACTTCGAGTAATGATAACGGAACTACTTTTTTTGAGCAAACACTTACTTTGGTTTTGACAAAATTAGATGCAGATACACAAGTGGAACTAGCTAAAGTTATAGCTACAAGACCACACGTTTTTGTACAGGATAACAATGGTAACTACCTTTCAGTAGGTATGACTAGAGGTTGTGACGTTAACGGTACAATTAGCACAGGCGTAGCCTTAGGAGACTTAAATGGTTATTCTTTGACTATTACAGGACAAGAGCCTTTAATGGCACAGTTTGTTGTAGGATCTTACATAGATTCTAAAATTGCAAAAACTGGATTAATACCAACACAAATTACACCTGCATAGGGATATGAACAGGTTTAGAATTAGCACTCAATTTATTGGGTGCTTTTTTTTTACAAAATAAAATAAGTTCACGTTATATTGGTATGATAGTATTAAAACAAACTTTTGACCAACCCATAACTATAATTCCAACGATAAACACAAACGGGGCAAATTTAGTATTTGAGTTTACAGATGAAACAACTAAATTAGTGTATTTAAGAGAACCGTACTTTACTGTTTTTGCTTTAGATTTGGCTACTTTTAGTGTAATAACATCAAACTTTTTGCAAGTTAATTCATTTTACAATTTAAAGGTTTACAATCGTGATGCTACTGAATTAATTTATTATAAAGACCGAGTATTTTGCATTGCAGACGATGCAACAATACAAGACTATTCAATTAACGAAGGAGAATATACGTTGCCTAATATTGACAACAATTTCTATAAAATATGAAAAGAAAAATAAATAAAGTAGAGCCTAAAAAGATGGGCGGAATTGGTGTTGTAAATTTAGCAACTTATACAAGCCCGAAAGTAGTTGAAGTAAGAAACCAAGACTGGATAAACTACGGTGAAGATAATAACTATTTTGGATACCTACAAGACCGTATAAACGGATCACCTACAAACAATGCAATTGTAAACGGTATCAGTCAAATGATATACGGAAAAGGTATTGATGCAAGTGATAAGTTATTAAAGCCAGAAGACTATGCCCAAGCTATGTTATTGTTTGATGACGATACAACTGAAAGATTGTGTTATGATTTAAAAGCGATGGGGCAATGTGCAGTACAGGTTGTTTATTCAATAGATAAAACACGTATAGTTGAGTGCAACCATTTCCCAATTGAAACTTTAAGAAGTGGTAAATGTAATGAAGATGGCGACGTTGAAAATTATTTTTATGCTGAGGATTGGACAAAAGTAAACAGACAAAACAAACCCTTAGAAATACCTGCTTTTGGCTTTGGTAATGGTGGTGAAGAAATACTATACATAAAACCTTACAAAACAGGCTTTTACTATTATAGCCCGGTAGACTATCAAGGAGGCTTACAGTACTGCGAATTAGAAGAAGAAATATCTAACTACCATTTAAATAATATAATGAATGGTTTAGCACCGTCGATGCTTATTAACTTTAATAATGGGACACCGACCGAAGACGAGCAGAGAGATATTGAACGAAATATACAAAACAAGTTTGGCGGGACATCGAACGCTGGTCGGTTTATCCTATCATTTAACGATAGCAACAATTACGGGGCTACTATTACACCCGTACAATTAAGCGATGCACATAATCAATATCAATTTCTTTCAGATGAGAGTATGAAAAAGATAATGGTATCACATAGAGTAATATCGCCTATGCTTCTGGGCATTAAAGATAACAGCGGATTCGGTAACAATGCAGACGAATTGCAAACTGCTACTATTTTAATGCAAAATACAGTTATCAAACCTTTTCAGAATCTATTAATAAAAGATTTCAATAAAATTTTAGCTTACAACGATATTTCATTAAACCTTTATTTTAAAAATCTACAACCTTTAGACGGTGATAATGAACTAACAGTAGAAGTAGAACCAACACAGCCAACTGCTACTTTAAGCGAACATACTATTGATTTATCTGAATACGGTGAAGAAATAAACCTTGATGAATACGAATTAATCGATAGTAGAACGGTAAATTATGAAGAAGAAAGCAATTTAGACGCTCAATTAAGCATACATTTAAGTACAGGAACAGCAAACCCAAATGCTAAAAGTAGAGAAGACAGCCCTATCTATAAAGTACGTTACAGATATAGCGGAAATCAATCGCCAGAAAGACAATTTTGTAAACAAATGATGTCAGCTAAAAAAGTATATCGAAAAGAGGACATTGAAAGAATGAGTAATCAAAATGTTAATCCTGGTTTTGGAATGAGACCAAACCCGAATGAGCCTTATGATATATTTTTATGGAAGGGTGGCGGACTTTTAAGCGATGAATATCCAAACGGAACTTGTAGACACTTTTGGGTTCGTGAAACATACGCTTCAAAAGATAGAAAGACAAAAGTAGACGTTTACAGCCCGAATGCTGAAATAGTAAGCCCTACTAAGTCAATTGCAGAAAATGGCTTTATACCAACCGTAAATGATGCGAGAGCGTACATTGCACCACACGATATGAAATAAGATATGACAACACTATTTATCACACCAAAAGACCTAAAAGCAAATACTATAATTAACGGAAATGTTGATATAGATTCTTTTATTCATTTCATCAAAATTTCGCAGCAGATGCATTTGCAGAACTATTTAGGGACTAAATTATACGATGCTATAACAACTAAAATAGATACTAATACACTAACAGGCGACTATCTTAATTTGGTTACTGATTACGTACAACCTATGTTGATTCACTTTGCAATGGTGGATTATTTGCCATTTGCTAATTATCAAGTTAGAAACGGTGGCGTATTTAAACACCGTACAGATAACAGTGAAAACGTTTCAAAAGAAGAACTAGATATCCTGGTCCAAAAACACAGAACGTTTGCTGATTTTTACGCTAAACGATTTGTTGATTATATGGCTATTAATGCTAGTGCTATGTTTCCAGAATACTGGACCAATAGCAATTCAGATATGTATCCAGATACTAAACCAAACCCGATAGGATGGGTGCTATGATATGGAAAAGGAAAAACCAAAAGAACCGAAACAACTAACCTACAAGGTTAAGGCAAAAAATATAGAAAAAATGAACGAATATTTAAACAAGAATAAAAATGACAAGTAAGAATATAGAAGTATTAGCGGTAAATGGGACGATATTCGGGCTATCATTTACAAGTATTGAAAGCACAATGAAATTATTGCTTTTGACTATGTCAATAGTATACACTGGAATAATGATTTATAAACTTTTAACAAAAAAAGAAGATGCAAATAAGTAAACATTTAACATTAGAAGAATGCACACGATCAGCGACTGCGGATAAATTAGGAATAGTAAACAACAACCCTAACCAATCAGTAATTGATAATATGAAGTTATTAGCTGAAAAAGTATTCGAGCCAATTAGAGAGCATTTTAAGGCACCAATACACGTAACAAGTGTATATAGAGGTTTAAATCTAAATCAAGCCATAAAAGGCAGTATTACAAGTCAGCATTGTTCAGGCCAGGCAATGGATATTGATATGGATTCTAAAGGCAAACCAACGAATAAAGAAGTGTTTGACTATATTAGAAAGAATTTAGAATGGGATCAGATGATTGCGGAATTTCCAAGAAAAGGAAACCCTAGTTGGGTACACGTTTCTTATTCTAAAACTAATAATAGAAATCAAATTTTAGTTGCAAAAAAAATAAATGGTAAAACTGTTTATATTCCTTATAAAAATGATAAAGATTTAATTTAATTACTTATCTTTACGGTCGTATTAATTTAATTAAAAAATATTATGACAAAAGATGTTAAAGATTATGAGGGTTTATATTTTGTAAATGAAAATGGAAGTATTTTTAGTTATCCAAAAAAAACAAGAAAAGGAATAAGAGAAATATTTCCTATGAAAGTTGGATTAGGATATATGCAAATTGATTTATGTAAAGATAAAAAAATTAAAAGACATTTAGTTCATAGATTAATGGCAAAAACATTTATTGAAAACAAAGAAAACAAAGAACAAGTAAACCATATTAACGGAATTAAAGATGACAATAGATTAGTAAATTTAGAATGGAATACACGTTCAGAAAATCAATTACATAGTATTCGTTTAGGGTTAAGAACAACTGTTGGAGAAAAAAATAGTCAATCTAAAATTAATTCACAACAAGTATTATTAATATTTAATGATAAAAGACCTTATAAAGAAATACAACAGGATTATCAAATATCTATATCAACAATAAGCGATATTAAAAGAGGATATTCTTGGACGCATTTAACCAAAAAAAAGAATTTAAAAAAAATAACAACTTATGAAACTATTAAATAAATATATAGAGATGCCAAACTTAGACAAGATTCCACAACCGATTCAAGAAGTATTAGACGCTGCTGCTTATGAGTATTCAATTAGCCCAGCTACAACAAATGCAGGAAGGATATTAAGATTTATCAGTAGATTTTTTAAACCAACTACTATAATTAAAATGTTTGCTCACAAGTTAAGCAAATAGACTTTTTATTTGTTTTAAAGAATGATAATGTATTTTTTGTATATTGATATAGTTTATATTTTATCGTTTGTTAAACAGCCTTTAAATGCGTTTGTAATTATTTTTAAAAATAAAGTGAAAAAAGTATTTGTTAATTGAATATTATTTTTATATTTGACCCATCAATTTGACTGAACATCTATTGATAATTATTGGAATCATTAGATTGTCATTTTGATAGTCGAAATTTACCCTTAAGCAAAGTTGTTCAGTCCTTTGTATTAAGGGTTTTTTTATGGATAAAATTTACAGCATATTAGGATAGATTTAAACGAGATTAGCTATTGCCAAAAGCTATTCAACGGTAAACTTATTATGAGAATAATTTGGTTCGTGTAAATCATCTTAAAAGATGAAAGAAATTCGGGGGGCTTTTTTCTTTTTTCTTTTAGTTTTCTTACGGTTGTTTTTCTTTTCTTTTTTCTTTTTGAAAACAGTGAAATATTTAAATAAATTAATATGAAAAAAATAAATAAAAAGTCTAAAAAGAAAGTTGAAAAGGTAGATTTTTATAAAAGTAGTAGGTGGATAGATTTAACTAAAAAAGTTAGAGACTTATATAAATGCGGTTGTATGAAATGTAGTAAAGAAAATATAGAAACACATATAGACCATATTTTCCCACGTTCACTTTATCCTAAATTTCAATACAGTATTCATAACTTGCAAATCTTATGTAAAGATTGTAATATTGAAAAGTCAAATAAAAACAATATAGACTACCGAACAGCAGAGCAAAGAAAAAAATGTTCAATTAAATATATATAAACACTAAAAACTAAAACACAATGAGCAAAAAGAAAAACACCGAAATTCACAAACTATACTGCATTAGTCAGCTACTACTAGAAAGCCTTGACGAACTTAAACCAACATCAGCTAAAATGGTAAAGTTTAAAGCCGATTTAATAGGGCTTTGCGAAGCTTTAAATGACGACGTAGCTGATACTGCAGCTATTCAAAAGAGCACCTATTTTCACAATATGACTAAAAAGATTGATAGCATAGTAAGACACGAATTTAACGATAAAATGTAATGAAAGTAAAACAAATAACACAACCAACAGTTAAATTATTAGAATTGACTTTAAATCAAAGAAGTGAAGAGTTTAAAAATGATGGTACACAAATAATTTTATTATCAAAAAGTATTTACAAGAAATTATGCAAGGAACTACATTATAAATTAAAATACTATAAAGGCATTAAAATTCAATCATTATGAAAGAAATCAAGTTGAAGAAATGTAAAGTTTGCAGTCAAAAATTTGTACTAGAAAGGTTCAATCAACAAACCTGCGATTATAAATGTGCCATTCAACTTGCAAAGAACAAACAGAAAGAGAAAGAGCAAAAAGAATGGAAGGCAGAAAAAGCCATTTTAAAGGACAAACTTAAAACGCTGGGGCAATATGAAGCCGAAGCAAAGAAAGCCTTTCAAAAGTGGATTAGAATGCGTGACGATAAACAACCTTGCATAAGTTGCGGAATAGAACAAACCGATCTTTGGGATGGTGGTCACTACAAAAAAGCAGAAATATACAGCGGTGTTATATTCGATGAAAATAATTGTCATCGCCAGTGCCGAAAGTGCAACAGGTTTTTAAATGGTAACGAGTTAAATTATAGACAAGGTTTAATTCAAAGATATGGTATTAAATATGCGGACCAGATAGAACAAAAAGCAAATGAGACCAGAAACTACAAATTCAGTAAAGAGGAATTAATAGCTAAAAAATTAAAGTACGATATACTGATTAAACAAATAAAGTAGTATATTTGCTTATCATAAATATTGTGTTTTTATAATTGGTTTTAGTGAACCCGAAAGATCCTCCGCAGAAATGCCGAGGATTTTTTTTTAAAAATAATTCACTTTTTTCTTTTTTATAAACAATTTTTTTATATCTTTGACCCATAATAATAACAAAATCACTAAAACAAAAGAAAATGGAAACTTTAAAACAACAATACTTAAATCAGGCTTTAATTTATAATAGAAATTTAAAAGCTATTAAAAGACAATTAAACTCAAAACAATTATTTGATTTAAAAAAAGAATTTAATTGTTCAGACGATAGTCATTTAGCTAAAATAACAATGTTAAGAGGTATCCAACTTTAAAAATATAGGTCAAACAATAGAATAAAAAGTTTGTTAAATTATAAGATGTAAATTTATAAGCCTATTTTTTAAAAAAAATAAAAATAAATAAATTAATAAATAATAATTAAAAACTATGAAAGCAAAAACACAAATCAAAATCGGGCTGTTAATAGCAGCCTATTTTATCCTTAGAACTTTAATCAATATTTAATCACTAAAAACAAAAACAATGAGCAGAATTAACGAAAGCTGGAGCACTAAAGAATTGGTAAACTATTTGAGCCAATCAAACGAAGCATTAAGAGCCGAGAACACTAGGCTAATGGATGAGAATGAAAGGCTATTAAACAACATCGAAGTTATAGATGCTGAAATAGTATCCAACGGAATGAATCACTATTATCAATTTATGAATCAATTTAATTACACACTTAAAAAATCTTAACAATGGAAACTATAAAGTATTTATACAATGAAGAAACAGGAACGAATTATTGCGAAGTAATATTTAAACTATCAACTGAAAGATTAATAACACCAAACGACTATCACAGGATAATGTCGGTACTTATAAACGAAATAAAACAATTAGAAACTATAAAACAATAACAATGGAAAAATTAGAATTAGGCGAAAAACTATCAAAGATTCAGTTTGAATTTAAAGCCAAAAAGAGCAAGTATAACTCATTTGGAAAGTACAACTTTAGAAGTGCCGAAGATATTTTAGAAGCACTAAAGCCAATGAACGAAAAATACAAGGTATATTTCACGATTAATGAGCAATTAGTAAACGCTAATCCACCAATGATGTCAAGTGTAGCTACCATTTGCGATTGTGAAAGCGGTTTAACAATAGATTGCCAAGCGGTAGTAGGAATTGACTTGGAACAGAAAGGAATGGCAATGCCACAACGTTACGGTTCTGCATCAAGTTACGCTAAAAAATACGCATTAGGCAACTTATTACTGATTGACGATACAGCAGACGCAGACGCAACTAATAATCATTCAAGTGTCCCAAAAAATGAGCCAAAAGAAAAACCATATTTACTTGAAGGAACAGAAGCATTCACCAAAGCAAAAGATTATATCGCTGGAGGTGGAGATATAGAATTAATTGCAAAAAAATATCAATTAACAGCATCTGTTACGGATGCACTAACAAAAAAATAAGATGGATATAAACGGAAAAATAATAGTAATAGGAGACACCGAAACTATTGGAACAAAAGAGTTCAAAAAAAGATTGTTAGTAGTACAGAGCGACGAACAATTTCCCCAGTCGTTACCGATTGAATTTACACAAGACAAAACAAACCTACTAGACAAGTTTAAAGTAAATGATTTGGTAAAGGTTAGTATTAATTTACGTGGATCTGAATGGAAAGGTAAATACTATGCAAACATTCAAGGCTGGAGAATTGATAAAGTAGATTCATTAAGTTTAACAGCTCAACAACAAATGCCGAATAGAGAAGCGGTAAGTTCACAAGAGCCAATTAACAACGCTTTACCACAAGAAGAAGAATTAAACGACCTCCCATTTTAGAATATTAACTTAACGGGGTGTAAAAGCCCCATTTAAATCACTAAAACAAATTATGTTAATAGACTACAAACATCAACTATCCATTTTAAAGGATATAAGAAGCGGTAAACTAAAAGAGGGATATAGATTAGGCATTCCAGAAATAGATAACTACATACGCTTTAAACCATCAAATTTTAATATCATTCTGGGTCACGCAAACGTAGGTAAAACAACTTCGATAGTATATTTGATGCTGGCATATTCTTTAAAGCACGGTAAAAAGTGGTTAATTTGTAGCACCGAAAATGATAGCTATTCTTTGATTAGAAAGTTAGTTGAGTTCCTGGATGAAACACCTATAAACTTGGTTTCAGATAGCAACTTCAAAACACATACGGATTTTATAAATCAGCATTTTAAGTTCGTAGATAATGCTGTAATGTACACTTACATAACAGCTATTGAAATGTTTGGCAAAGTAAAAAAAGAATTTAACTTTGATGGCATATTATTAGATCCGTACAACTCACTTGCAAAAGAGCCAGAAATGATGAAGAACCTTGGAGGTCACGAATATGATTACCAAGCTTGCACAGAGTTGAGAATGTTCTGCAAAGAGAATAAAGTTTCTATTTGGTTAAATACACACGCAAACACAACAGCACTACGAATGCTTTATAATCAACAACATCCATTTGCAGGCTATCCACAACCGCCAATGGCAAACGATGTTGAAGGTGGTGGTAAGTTTGTAAATAGAGCCGATGACTTTATAGTAATTCATAGGTTAGTAGGGCATTCAACAATCTGGAATCAAACAATGATACACGTTAGAAAAATAAAAGAAGTTGAAACAGGTGGTATTCCTACACCTTATGACGACCCGATAATATTAACAGCGATGTACAACAATGTAGGCTTTGCTTTAAACGGTAAAAGCATACTTCAAACGATAAAGGAATCACAACTTAATTTCTTATGACAAACATTCTTGAAGTTCTTTCAAAAAAGCACAAACAATGGTTAGACTATGTTAAATCGTTTGGTTGTTCAAACGACATAGCTGAAGACTACGTGCAGGATATGTATTTAAAAATATACAGTTACAGCCAACGAAAGGACAACAATATAATGTTTGACGAAAACCAGGTAAATTTCTATTTTGTTTACGTGGTTTTAAAAAATATGTACACCGACGATTTAAGAAAGAATAAAAAGCATTTAACAACCGATTTAAGCATCGATATTCCTGAAGAGATAAAAGAATATAGCGAAGTAGATTTCTACCTTAAAAACGATGCTAAGGACGTTTGGTTAAATAGATTAAATTCAGAACTTGAAAGCATAGAAGACTACACCAGACAAAAAGCAAATCTAACCTATATTAAATTCATATTTCAAAAGGTATTTATTGAGCAAATTCATATAAGCGAATTGAGCCGAGAAGTTGGCATCACCTATTGGAGTTTAAGAAACACAGTATTAATCATAAAAGAACAGATAAAAAATGAAATTGGAAGATAAAATAAGACCACACGCTTTATTATGGGATTGCTATAATGATGAGCCAGAAAAATATAACCATACTAATAAATTAATAAAAATAGCAGATGACTTTGCAATTGGATTTGCAGAATGGCTATTAAGATATAATAAAGAATGGCCTACAATTAAAGAACTATTAGAAATATATAAAAAAGAAAAAGGATTATGAAGTACAATCTAAATGAGCAGTTTTTGCCAAGAGACAGGGCAATACTATTATTAAAAAAATACCCAACTTATTATATAAAAAATGTAATAAACGGGAATATTGAAAAGAGCAGAAAAGCAAACGAAACAGAAATATGCAATTATTGGAATGAAGTAGCAACCGAAATAAAAAACATAACAAAATGAATTTAAGAGATATATTGATAGAAGTATTTTCGTGGGTAATAACCATATTACTAATCGTAATGGCAGGCGTTACATTTATAGCGATATTTGAATGAAAACACGAAAGCAAGAGTTCCAAGAATATTGGGCAGAGTTAGGCTGGGGCGACCGTTTAGAATTTGTTTTTAAATGGTCAGGTATTAAATGGCTAGTAAAAAAGATAAATCCAAACTGCAACTGCGACGAGCGAAAAGAAAAGATGAACGAGTTTAAATTTAAAAGAAAATGAACAAGAACGATAAAACTTGGTGGGCAAAGTTCAGAGAGGTAAAAAGGCACTACATAGAGAATGACGAATATAAAATGATCAGCGAAATATACTCACGTACTTTCAATTTAAAACTAGACTACCCTTGCAAGTGCAACCCAAAAAGAATTCAAGAAATGATTAATAGTTTAAACGTAGTTTATGACAACTGAACAGACCCACAAATGGGAGCAAGGCATAATTCATTTACTTAACCTTGATGGT